GTAATAGAACCTCATATTTCCACTTTAAGAAACATAATCAAAGCTGCAAACCATATTATTGAGGAAGAATAATGGCAACTAAAAAACTAACAGTAAAAGAACCAGCTATTCGAGAAAAGTCTGGAAAAGTCATTGTGGCTAAGTCAAAAGCTTACAGCCACGATGAACTTAAAAAGATGGTGGGCAAAGAGGCCAAACACGCAAAGCACGAGTTTGAGCTTTCTAACGGCAGAATTGTTACTCGCAAAGTTGCAGCTAAAGTAGCCGAAAAAGCTGGCGAAGTACCTAAGTCGGTTGGTAAAAAGCTACATAGCCATGATTTGCGTAAAGTTGAAGGTATTAAAAAGAAAAAAATGTAATGACAAACGATGAAGATATGCTTTTTGCAGCAGTTGTGATGATAGGCACAGCATTCATCGTTCTTTATTTAATCGGAAAAGATAATGACAAGTGAACCAGTACCATTTGGCGGTAATGTAAAAGTACCTAGTGATGATTGCGAAGAAGCGTTTTTTGCAGTTTATCCTGGCTTTTTTTATGAAGGCTCTACAGCACTTAATTTGTGGACTCAAGCATGGCAAGCAGCTCTTGATTATGTGGAAAATAAAAAGCCAATAATTCAGCTTATATGAAAAAAGAAAAAAGAAGCAAAGAAGAACAGCTTGCAATGTCTAAGTATTTAACTGAGAAATTTGCTGAAATTGATAGGCAACAAGAACTTCTTCCTGTAATCATGCAAAGAGGCCAATGGGAAGCTCTTAAATACACTATTGAGTTTGCATTGAAGCTAGAGCATAAAAGAAAAAATAAAGGCAGTTAAGCCGACACTTAAGGATGCAACAAGTAAAGGCTTTTTTGGCTTTCGACTTTACAGTTATTAGTTGCTAAATTGATGCCTTTATTGACTTCTTTCTTTAACCCATTCCTGAAGACTAATAAGCTTTTGAGTTTCTAAGGCGCAGCTTTGGGCAACAGATAAAGCGTTGTAGGTGCTTCCATTAATTGTGATGGTGGGGTCGGTAGAGGAGGGCATTTGACCGCTACTGGATTGGCGCATCCGAGCATACATAGCGTTAATAGAATTGAGCTTGTTTTGATAATCATTTTTAATTCCTTGATTTATTAAAGCCTGTTGCTTAATTAAGTCTTTATTATGCTGTTCTTGAACTTTTCCTTCTGCAACTACTTTTTCTTTGTAATTAGCAAATCTAAGATGTTCAACATAAAATCCGCTTACAAAAGATATAAGCAACAAAACAAAGCAAGTTAAAGCTTTGAAATAAATGTTCATCCAAAGCTCGATATTCTAGGGCTAAAGCTATAGGTTGCATGGTAAGGAACGGTAGCACCTCTAGTCAATGCTCTAATATTCCATCCAATATTAATATAAATACAACGATTAAAACCAATAGGCTTGACCCATACAAATTGAAATAAACCACTTGCTTTTACAAAAACATGACCAGCAACGCCTGGGTTGCCATCAGTAACATCATTGTTTCCTGAAATTGTATAAGCGTTAGAAGTTAATATTTTTTCAGCAAAACAAGGCAAAGGGTTACGAATCAACCATTTAATTTTAGATAAATAAGATGGTGGATTGTTTTTTTCAAAAGTATCATCACCATTTAGGCTATTGTCCCAAGTCTGAAACCAATATAACCAAGAAGGAAGCCTTGGGCCAACTCCAACAGAGGTATTGTTATTTAATGGCCCTGTTTGTTCTGTTGCAAATATAGGCAGTATTGGAGATAAAAGAACTGCAACCAAAGTAAAAATTAACTCAAAAGGTACTAAAAGCAACCATATTAAATAAATCATTATGTCCCCATACAAGTTTGATATTCATCATTTCTGCGCTTGGTAAGACCTTCTGATACTTTACCGCCTGCTTTGTTCCACTTTAACAGCTCTTTGCAAGCCCCATCGTAATCGCTTGAATTAAGTTTTTTATTAAGGGTTGAAGTACAAAAAGCAAAGACCCCAACATTATAGGTAAAATCAAGATAAGCATCATATTCTCCTTGGCTAATTGGAACTTTTATACATTCAACCATTCCTTTAGCGTGTTCATCTAAGCTTTGTTCTAATTTAACCAAAGCACGAACTGGATTTGTTTTATCACCCAATTTTGTACCATCAGCTTGACCAAATCCAATAGTAGTAACACCAGCAACATCTTTATAAGCAGTATCGCTATAACCTTCATGTATTGCGACCCCCACAATAACGCTTGCACTAGCTACTAAAGATGCAGCAGTTGTTCTATTCATTTATCTGTAATTCTTCTATCTTGTTTTTGCTCTAACTTTTCATAAAGTTTATCAAGCAAAAATTCTATACGGTCAAAACGAACAGCAATTTCATTTTTTGTTACATAACTGGTTGGCAAAGTAATCTCAATATTATTCACATCTTGTTTTAACTTTTCAATAGAATCCCATATTTGTCTACACCACCAACCGATTGCGGATAAAAGAGCCCCACCAGCAACATTAATAAGCGTTTGCCAATCCATTTCAACTCCTTAAGTTTTTTGAATATAACAAAGAGCATAAAATGGAGGAAGATTAGCATTTGTTCCGCTTGTTCCTGCACTTTGAATAACAACTCCAGTATAGTTTCCAGCAGTATTAACATTAGTAATGCTGTAACCTGAACCTGATTGTATTCCTGTTCCACCGCTAACAACGCCAGAATAAACGTGATAATGGCCAGGGTCTGTAGTGCTGTGAGAATGGCTTACTACTATTGCATCTTTTGAACCGCCTGTTTGACCTACTGAATAACTATTTCCTGCGCCAATAATAAAGTTATTGCGTAAGTCTGGAGTACCGTTTGTGCCGTCACAAAGAATAAATCCGCTAGGAATAGAACCAGCAGAGCCTGACCATAGCAAAATACAACCCGTAGGCAATGAAGTGCCACCACCGCCACCTGATGAAGATGGAATACCATACAAGTTATCTAAAGTTTGAATTAATACTCCTGACGAGCTTTGAATTTGAAACTTATAGGAATATCCTGAAGTAAGCCAAATTTCATTAGTGGGCTTACCATCAGAACCTAATTGAATAGGGTTTGGATTAGCAATAACACCGCCAACATCGGTATAAGTTGATAATGGAGTTGATGAGCCTGCTTGATAGGTATAAATAAGGCCACCACTTAAAGGTAGCCCAGTAGGGCCTAATACGCTAGTCCCATTAATTACTGGTGATAAAAGTACGGTTGCCATTATTTAGTGCCTTTTTCTTTTTGTACTTGTTGTAAATAAGATTCATAAGAAGCCAATGGAATTTTACCTGCGCCCATTTTGCTTGGTGTTTGCAATAAATTTCTTAAAGCTGTATTGCCTACACCTTTTTCAAGGTATGAAGCTAATTTTGGATTATTAATAGCAGCTTGAGCCAATTTAGGAGCAGCAATACCAAAAGCAGCACCTTTTAAAGCATCTACATAATCGCCTTGATATAAACCATAAGCAGCACCAGCAGCAGCAGGAACAGCAGCTTGTGCCAATCCTCTAGCAATAGTTCCGCTATTTGGCAATTTTTCAGGCAATACAATTTTTCCAGCAGCAGCTAGTTTTGATAGTTCATTATCTTCAGCATAAAAAGCATTGCGTTTTGCTTTAGTTGTTAATGAGTTATATAACAAAGATGGACTAATATCACCTTCTGCATTTTTCAATGCAACATCTTCAATTTTTCTCATATTGCCCCAGCGTTTATTGGCTTCTTTTAATGAAGTAACCAACTCTTTATTTCCAGTAGCTTCAGCAGAATCACTAAGACCTTTATTTAAAACATCACGCAAATCACGAGCATATCCAGCAACATCGGTATCAGAACTACTAGACAATCTATCCAAAGTCTTTTTAATGTTTTGATATTGCGATGCGTTTAACTGATTTCCTTCAATAGACGCTTTATTAATAATGTTTTTAATATTTTTATCAATTATGCTGTATTGCTGGTCATTTAATATGTTTTTAGCTTCATCATCAATAGCTGACAAATTGTTTAAAAACTTATCATCGGCACGAATATTAACTTTAGAAGCTACATCATCATATATTTTGCCAATGTTTTCTTTGGCGTTAGAAATAACTGCTGGTGTAATTCTGTCGGCATTTTCACCCATTGTTTTAGCAATAGCTTTGTTAAATGCTTGTTTTTGAACGCCACTAAATTCATTTTGTGCGCCAGCAGTAAAAGGATTGTCTGACAAAGCAGCTTTTACACGACCTAATAATGCAGAGCCAGTAGCTTGAGCAGCATCTAAAGGAATTCCAGCATCACGCAATGTTTTGACAGCATTTGCTCCAATTTCGCCTAGTTGATTAGTAATTGGTTGCGCTACTTTTCCTAAAGCATTAACAACTCCTTGCCCTGCTGCGCCTAATACTGCGCCTGAACCTATGTTGTAAGCCCTGCTTTCTTCTGGCAATGTAGGTTGAACTGCCCCCATTCCTGCGCCAGCTAATGCAGCTTTGCCAATAGTTCCACCTGGCAACATAACCGCTTGACCAAGTTCACCTGTAATATTTCCAGCTAAACCAGCAGAAGTTTCCAATAAAGGTTTATTTGCTTCTCTTTGAGCAAGTATTTCAGCTTCACGACCAGCAGCAGCCTCTTTTGCAGAAGGCATACCAAGCTTTTGACCAAATCTAGAAACAGCAGGAAATGTTTGTTCTAATTGTTGAGCTAATGGGTCTAAAACTTGACCAATACCAGTCATAGTAGTTTGACCAGAAGCTTTTAAACCTTTACCAAACAATTCTAGACCTGATTTTTTAGACAAATCTTCTGTTGATTTATCCCAAACAATATCTTCATCTTTAATGTTAGAAGATGCTACTGAACTTTTTGGTTCATTCCATGTAATGTCTTCATCTTTAAGATTAATTCTTGAATTAACTTTTTTTAAATAATTTTTTGTTTCTTCTGCTGGTGGTTCTTGACCAGCCAAAACAGCTTTTGCAGCTTTAGTTCCGCCATTGTAATGAGCTAAAGCAGCTTTAAAACTTCCGTATTGATTTTGAAGGTCTGATAAATATTTAGCAGCACCATGAGCAGAGCTTACTTTATCAGACGTATCTACACCATAAGCTTCTGCTGTTGCTGGCATAAATTGAAATCGACCTTTAGCACCTTTAGAGGAAATGGCAGCATCATTTCCACCACTTTCTGTAGATTCAACAGCAGATAATGTTCCTTCAGGAAGCATATATCTTTTTTCTAAAGATGCGTAAAGATTATCCATTATTGAATTTCCCTTGTTCCATCAGAATACTCTACTACTCTTTGACCACTTTTTGTTTTTCCAGTTCTAACAATTTGTTTGTTTTCTTGACTTGAAATAGTTTTTTCTTTACCGCCTTCAGGTTTAACAAACTTTTGCAAAATATGTTGTTGAACTTCTCCAACATGAGTATCAGGATTAAGAGTACCGTTTTTGCTTTTATCAAGCAAATAACGCTGTTCTTCATAAGCCAATTCATTTTGTTTATGAGCAAAATCAATAAATCTTTGTAATGCTCTAGGGTCACTAGCAATATCAGGATTATTTTTAAGGTAATCGTTCATCATGTTTGCTGTTGGATTACCTTGCATTGCACCAATTCCAGCAGTTACAGATTGGGCAATAAATTTATTTAATGATTGTGCTGCTGACAAATCGCCTTTAGCAACTTTATCAACTAAATCTTGAGGCGCACCAACTGCTTGAAGTTTTTGAGCAATATCAACATAAGTCCTTGCTCCTGCACCAGCTTTAAATTTCTTCATCAAATCTTCTGCTTCATTTAAGCGCATATCAATTTGAGTGCCACCAGCAACACGATTTGTAAGGTCTTTTTGATATTCCCCAAAGTTTTGAACACCTGGAGTTGTAGGATTTAATGATTGACGTTGCGTAAATTGCCCCTGCATTTGTCCTGGAGCTCCGTTTTGTGGTGCATTTTGAATAGCTCCTTGTGGTTGACCGCCAGCTTCTGTTGGTTCAGATATTTGATTTGTACCTGAAGTAAGACCAACAATTTGTCCTGTAGCATTTGTAGTGTATTGAGGAGTAGTTTGAGCTAACTGTGCTTGAGGGCCATTGGCTTGCATTACGCCTGTTTTGATAGCTTGATAAGCTGCTTTAGGGTCTTTTTGAGCAATAGTTAACAAATCATCATGCCCTTTGCCTTGGTCTGGAGGAGTAAGACCTTGAGAAGTTAAAAAATCTTTTGCAGATTTAAGTTTTTTAATCATTTCATCTTTGTTTCCATTGATAAAATCAGGGTCTGTTAAATACCCACCATAAACTCCACGAGCAATATTTGCAGTATGTTGATTTAAATCAATTCCAGCTTTTTTAGCTTGCGTTTGAAGTCTTTCAGATTCTGCTTTTGCACCAGAAATTTCAGGCTCTAATAAAGCTTTTTCTTTTTGTAAAGCAATGTTTGAACGGCTAAGATTAACCAATTCCCCTAAAGTCATTCCTTTAGGAGGTTGTGCATTTTGATAAATGCTTGAATCAACACCACCAATACTTCCTAATTGTGGAACTGAAACACCGCTTGTAGAAATTGCCATTTTTATTCCTTAACCTGGAGTGTAGTTGGATAAATTGCCACCACTCGGAGTAGGCCCAGCTTGAGTGTTATAAGTAAATCCAGCACTATTACTTCCGCTTAATCCCATATTTGCATAAGGATTAGATTGACCATAATTTTGAGCACCCATATAAGCAACATTTCCTAAAGTATTGGTAGCGTTTCCATAAATATTGCCTTGTGCAATTTGTGAAGCTGCTTGTGCATTTGCTGAACCAATTCCTAATTGAGCCACGTTTGTAGCTGTTCCAAGTTGTGCATTTGCAGAGCCAGTAGCTCCTGCAAGACCTAAATTTGCTGCACCCATATTCATGGCATTAATATTGCCTCTTTGAGTTTGATAATTACTAAATGCGTTTTGATAAGCATTTTGAGCATAATTTTGATTAAATGTGCTTAAAGCTTGTTGAGCATTGCCACCAATTAAACCACCAGTAGCATTATTTGCTTGATTTTGCCCTTGTTGCCCTTGTTGCAATTGGAAAGCATAATTTGGAGCCATTTGAGCATTTAAATCTTGATTGCTAAATTGATTATTAAAATACGCATTATTAGAAGCTAAATTACTTAAAGCAGTAGTTCCTGATTCTGAATAAGGAGTAAATTGTTGAGATGCATTTTGCCCAGCAGCCAATAAATTAGATTGTTGCTGTGAAGCAGCATCAGATTGCGTGCTTGCTGCGCTTTTTGTAGCATCAGATTGAATTACTGAGCCTACTATCGCTGCTCCAGCGACTGCTGCTGCTCCCCATGGCATATTATTGCTCCCTATTTTTGCGAATACAAACAATCATAGTGATTCTTTCATATTCTGTTGGATTAGTAACCCAATGATTAAACTGATTATCAAACCAAAAAATATCTCCTGGTTTGGTTTCTAACTCTACATCATCAAAACAAAACTTTTGACCTGGTGCGCTAGTAATTTGCACTCCAAATTTTTCATATCTTCTTGCGTGCCAACCTGGGTCTACATGAGGTTTACATTCTTTACCAGCAGGAATTCTGGTAATTAACACTCCACCCAATTCAACACCTTCTACAAACCTAAAAATGTCATAAACTAATGATTTTATGCCTAAAATATCAGCAGATTCATACCATTTAGAATCATGAGGTTTACCATTTTCAGCATATTCAACTTCGCCAAAGCGAGGCCAAATATCATCTAATCCATAATGAGGGCTTGATTCATCTTTGGTTCTAGCGTCATGCTGATTCCAAAGTTCAGGGTGCTTTAATATAGTCCAATAAATAGGGGCTACATTTGCTCCTTGAGAAATCAATTTAATCTTTTCCAATCAAAACCTCGTCAATTTTGGTGCAATCTGTTTCATCTGTTGCATGAATACAAAACCAAACGCAATCTTCTAAAGACTCAATTTGATGGTAAGTGTTAGCCTTTATATTTATGCAAGCTGGAGCAATATATTCTTTATTATAATCTTCAGTTTTGAGAATTACACGCCCTTTTGCAAGAATACTTAAATGAGAATATGAATGTTTGTGAGAATAGGCAATATGTCCTTTTGGCATAATCATTTCTTTAGCATATAAGCCATCAGAAAAATTATGCTTGGTTTGTGGGTCAAAATCCCAATTCCCCTTTATAGCCTTAAATTGTTCTTCAAAATTAGACATTGTAATAAGGTACTTTATAGGGTTTACCATTAACAGTAATATTTATAAAACCTTGCGGATTTGATGGCAAAGTACCTGTACCCTTAGTAGCGTTTATGGATGAGGAAAAGTTTAATAAATTTAAAAACCATTGTTGCCATGCCCTTGTAGGCATTTGGCTTACAGGGTCAACTAAAGGGGTTACAGGATAAGGGTTACTTGTTGTAGAGCCCCATATATCATTAGCCATTAATTTTCCCCTTCAGAAGCTTTTAAATTAGCAGATACGATAACTGCCTTAACTGCATCCGTTACAACTACTTCAAAGATTCTATCCCTTGACCAGCCTAATCTGCGCCAAATAGCACGATTATGGTATTTTCCAATATTACCAATGCCTGTCCAATGCTCATTTGACCATGTTGAGCCACCATCATTTGACCAACGCAGCATTGCCTGTGGATTGGTTACATTAACCGTTGGAGCTGTTGCCCCAGGTTTAACAATTAAGACATTCCCTGGAAGAATGGTAATGCTAGTTGTAATAATAAATGGAGATGTTTGATAGGTTGTAGACCCTGGAAGCGGTGGGTAGACAATAATTTGATTCCCTGGAGCACAAGTTGTAACACCAACAAAAGTATGCGGTGAGGCATAGTAAGTAATGGTAGCCGTATTTACAGGTGGTGTTGTTGGCGTTCCAACAGTACCTGAATTAATAGATGAAGACCCTGCTTGTGCGCTTACACCAATACCTGACAAACCTACACCAGGTTGGAATTGAATTTGTAACTCGTCAAAATATTGACGTTGCAAATCAGTAACTAAATGGGGTGCTCTACGCAATCTGCGTATTTCATTGCCATTATCGGTGTAATTGGATGGGTCAAGCATATAAATATTGCCATTTTGCCAATCTCCAACCAAAACCATGTTATCAAATACAGCAGAGCAATTTGAACGATGCCGATGATATTTATTGTTGTTATCTACATAAAGCCATTTATGCCATAACTGAGTAGTAATATCATAAGCCCAAGTTAAATCCAAGGTTGGAAATGTAATTACATAAACCTCATGGCCTTCTAGCTGATAAGTATAAGCAATCGCATCTTGTACATATTCATTAACCAGCGTATTTTCTACGGCATGAGTTGATATTCTTTGTGGGAAATACCCATTCATCATTACAATTTCAGACTGCCCACGAATATTTCTAGATAAATAGGCAAAAGAATTGCCTAAACGAGCCATTGAAAATGGAGCAATAATTCCATGCTGACTTGCAGAACCAGGAATTCGTTGAAACGCAAAAGGGAATGTTCCTACATCAGCCCAAACCTCGGAGGTATTTTCGCCCAATAAATAGACTTGTCCATGGTCTGCTATTAAAGAAACTAAAGTATCTGAGCTAGTAAATTTACTTGCAAAAGATAAGCCATAGGTAATAGGGCTTAAAAGGTTAGAAGCTGCCCATTGTTGGGTATTTGGGTCATTATAAACAAAATAGTTATCTACTATGTCTACAGTTGTGCCGCCTTGAAAAGCACCATCGCTTATAGGCAAAATAGCAAAATTTACCGCATACATTGTTTCAGTACCGCTAACAGGCGTATTTTGAGTATCGCTAACTGTGTAAGTGCCTGTTGTACCTGTACCTGTACCTACCGTTAAAGTAAGGGTTAACCCTGTACCAGCATTGTTTGTGGATGTAGAAGCAGGATTTAAAGGGGTTGAGGTGTAATTACCAACAAAGGTAGGAGTTAGCCCTGTAACAGCCCCACTAGAGCCTACAGAAGAAACTGTATAGGTTGCAGGGCTACTTCCATAAACACCGCCTAAAACCGTTACAACATCGTTTACAGCATATCCTGTACCTGCGGTAGCAATCACTTCACTAAGTACAATTCCGCTACCTAAAGCGGTAACAACAGTATCGGCTAAAACATTTAAACCGATAATTGCTTGCCCTGGGTAAATAGTGCCAGAAGCTACTGAAGATACAGTAAGTGTTGAATTTACTATTGCACCTGTAAATACGCACCCTACTGAATTCGCATTCATCGTGGTGGTAGATATTGATAAAGGGGCAGATAAATTTAGCTGATAAGTTCCTGCTTCGCCTGAACCTGAAATAAACCCTGTGATGACATAGCCATTACCCAAGCCTGTTGTATAAACAGCTTGACCTATGGCAATAGTACCTTCAAAGATTGAGCTTACAGTAAGAGTAGTTCCTGAAATTGAGCCCAAAAAGGAGCAATCATCAGGCTCAGAAATTCTCCAAGTGTATCGGTAAGAGCCATCAACTATATAAAGGTTTAAACCATTATCTGCAATACTTACAGGCCCTGTACTTGAGTTTAAAACCCCAATTACATAAGGAATAAAAGCCTTATCCGTTGCGTATATGTACTGACCGCAAACGGCAATTAAATAAGTATTTCCAGCTAAAACGTGCATACCCCTAACTGGGGATTTAGCAGGTAAAGTTAATATTGAGGTAAGTCCTGGGGTTGGGTAAAGCGCAACAACACCCCTTGAGCCTTGTGCCTTGGTAGGGTCTACTTCAGGAAACCAGTTGATACACTCTTGAGCATCTTGATAGATACTAGGTGCTTCGTAACTTGCTCCGACAAAGCCAAAATCTGCCATCTTTAACCTTATCTAAAGAAACCGCCACTTAAAATCCAACCTGCGTCCTTCGCTCTGCCAACCAACATAGAATCAGGATAACCTGCTGCTGCAATAGGCTTCATGTTAGTACGTTTAATAGTTGATTTAGATTGTGCTGCAAAGCCATTAATCATTGCTATTTGGGTTGCTGAAGCTTTGCCATACATAGGCATCAATCGTTCAGCCAAACACCATCTTAAAGCCATTGTATAGCCTTGTGGCAGATTAATATTGTCGTAAATGGTTGTAAAGCCACCTAGCAAATTATCTGCAAATATGTGCATTTCACCTTGAGCAGGATTAGGCCATACAAAAATGTTACCTAAAATCTCAGTAGGCTGATAATAAAGAGCTTTAGGCCAAGGGCCATTTAAAGTTTTTAGGCCAATTTGGTTGTAGTTATCTAACGCTAAAATAGCTACTTGATAATCTAATCCACCGTTTAGAACAGGCTGACCGCTACTTTGAGTATTAACACGAACAAAAGCAGAATTAATACTTAAAGGTCTTTGGTAATAGCCTTGAATAGTCGTTTGGGGTACGGTTTGAGATATATTGAGAGTGTAAGTGCCAGCCTCATTTACATTGCCTCCAGCACCGCTTACAAAGCCTGTAATCGTAGTGCCATTGGCAATGCCTGAACCTTTTAAGGTTTGGCCTGTAGAAATACCGCCTGAATTAATGCCTGTTACGGTAAGAATATTGCCTGAAATTGAGCCATTAAAGTTACTGCCAATTTCACCGCCTGGGCCAATAGTGTATTGCGTTTGCCCTGGTGTAAGAGTGAAAATAATCTCATTCTTATAAAACACCATCATATCTTCATTAGACCATTGGTCTAACATATCGTTGAGCATATCAAAAGCATCTTGAACAGAATCAGGGCTAGGAGTTTCCCCAGCTTCTAATGCGCCAATATCTTTTAATGCACGACTGATAATATCAAGGGCTTGAGCCATGATTAGATTCCTACTTTAGCTTCTAAAGCTGCAACTCGTTTACGCAATGACTGCAACTCAGCAACCATGTTAGCAATCATTTCAGGAGTAGATGGGTCAATATTTTGATAAATAGGAGTGCCATCTTCTTTTGTTGCATTAGGCTGTCCAGTTACCGCTTGTGGCACAACTTGTTGCAATTCGTCTGCAATAAAGCCAGTATCAGCTAAACCGTTATTAACCCAGTTAAATTTTCTAGGCAATAAAGCATCAATAAATGAGCCAGAGTCGGTTAAATTTGTAATGTTTTGTTTAAGTCTGCGGTCAGAGCTTGTGTTGTAAAGAACACCGTTACTGCTGCTATTAATAGAAACTGAGCCAATAAGCGTTGTAGATGATGGAGTTCCAAGACCCCAGTAAGCCAAAATATTAGTAGAAGCGTATGAATTGCCAATTACAAGGATTCCGCTTGCTCCATTTGTAGTGCCTGAATAAAAGCTTCCGCTAGGATTTGCACCAATAGATTGAGCATTAATGGCATTATTACTGTTTGCAGTCGTATTAAATCCTGCATAAGTATGCGTAGCTGCTGCACAGTTAATAGATGTTGCGCTAATTGCACCATAAGAGGTAGCTGTAATAGCTGCAAAAGATTGTGTACCTGTCCAAGTTTGTGTACCTGATAAGGTTGGAACGCCTGTTAAAGAGCCTGTTAAAGCCAAAGTAACTGCGCCTGAAGTCGTTGATGCCGATATTCCTATGCCGTTTACCGTAGTTCCTGCTGCCGTAACCGATGTAATTGCACTACCTCCTCCTGAAGAAGTAATTGTTCCACCAACGGTTAAATTGCCTGTAATTGTGGCGTTTTGGGAAGCATCCAAATAAAGGGCTTGTGCTCCACCTGTTTGCAAGGCCAAAGCACCACTAGCATCAGCCGTTTGAACGATACCAGCAGAAGAAGCGTTAATAGTTGATGTCATAGTTATTCCTAATTTGGGGTAAAAGTATCAGCCAACCAAGGCAGTTTAGTGTTTTTGGGAGTTTTTAGCGAATTTAATTGTTGCTCTAAATTCATTTTAATTGCTTCACTTGTATCGTTATTTAGCCAATCAGTCAAGTTGTATTCTTTAATATCGGCATAAGGCACATTAACCACGCCTTCTTTAAAAGTATGATAACCCTCAGTTTCAACGGTATTAGTTCCATCGGTTGCTGATAAGCCATATTGAACGCTAGTAATTACCTCATCATCGGCAAATACTTTTAAAATTTTCCAAGTAAATTCCATTAACTACTCCAAGTAGCTGAAGGAACTACAGGAAATGTAACGGGTGTTGTAGGAGGATTTACACCATAATTTCTAACTGTGCTTCTATAAGATAAAAATTCAGCTTGGTTAGTTAAATAAGGGTTTGATACTGCTGGGTCTGCAACGCTAGCTACAGCAGTCCAATCTGTAGCAGATAATAATTGTTGCGCTGTAGCAGAAGTTTGAGCTTGTAATTGAGCAATATAAGCTTCTTGTTGTTCAGGACTTAAAGTCAATACTTCCCACGCTTGATAATATTGACCATCTGTCAATAAAGGAGCTATTTGCTGAACATATTGTGTTGCAGGGTCATAGCTAGGCTGTGGGCTATCAAATACAGTTTCATAAGGCTCTGGAGCTACAAAAGGTGTAGGAAAGCTAGTATTAGGATATTCAGCTTGAATTTGCTCTTGCGTAACTGGGTACGTCATTGTTTGTGTATTGATAAAAATTGCCATGATTTGTCCTATGCAATAGCTAAAAATGACCATCCGTCTTTTTGGTATTTGCATTTCCAATAAACAGTAGGTTTCGGTATATTTAATGCTTTGGATGCTTCAATACCGCTTAAAAACATCCCAAATGGGGTTTGTACAGCTTTTGCTCTGTAATGCTTTGAGCCGCTAATTGCTTCACTTAGTTTGGCTTTTATTTCTGGTCTGTGCATAACATTGTTTATACCCTTAGCGTAGTCATGCGGTCTACCTTTGGCGGCTTGTGATTTTCTGCGTTTTGTTTCTTCGCTATCAATTTTACCAATATTGCCATCACTTACATTGTGTTTGCCTTGCCCAATAAAGACATTATTTACAGAATAAGAACCTGTATCTCCAACCCTACACATACAATACTTATTCGCACCACGACCACGCTCATCCCATTTACCAGACTTTTCCCAAATATCAAACCATTGTTCAAAAGTTAAATTAAACTCAATTCCTCTGCGTTTTGCGTTAGATTTATGAGTGGTATATTTTGTTTTTGCGTTTGTCATAATATATCCTTTAGGTAATAGCTAAATAGTATATCATGAAATTGCAAGAAAGATATAAGTTGCGGTAGCGATGTTAGTTGTTAATAATGCTGTTGCGCCTAATGTAAATCCACCAGATGAAGCATAAACTCCATTATTACCTGTTACTTGAGCTGCGGTAGAATCCCATAATAAATAAGGACTAGAACTGCTTGTAAGTCCGTTTGCAGAATCAAAACAATACCAATCACTAGTAGAGTCTGTGCGTTTAATAAGAATAAATCTTGCTCCACCAGAACCAAATCCACAAGCTATTGATTGACCCGTTCCATTTCCTGTATATGAACCAACTTTAGATACCCCAGCGCAAGTAGCAAAAAGATAGGCTACATAAGTTGCTGCAGATGTATTAACTGGCGCACCAGTACCAATAGAAAACACACTTGATGTTGGAGTTGTATTGTTCCATGCTGTGGAAGAAGTTGTTGGAATAGCAGTAGAATTTAAAACGCTATATTTTGTATTTCCTGTTGTTGAATGATAAACCCACCAATCATTAATAGCAGAACGACATTTAACAATCATCAACTCAGGAACTACACCAAGATTATGTGTTTGTGTTGTTGCGCTTCCTGTTCCTGTATAACAAACTTCATCAAAGAATGTAGGCGCTCTGCGGAAATTCCAATAAGTATTTGGTGTTCTTATTCCCCAGTAATAATTAAATAAATCCACATATCCAGTGTTATTGTCAAAACCTAAGCCTCCTCCTGTACCAGATAATTCAGCTGAAGGTCCATCTGTTTGTAATAAAGCATAACTTGTTGTTGTATCACCTCTAAGCCTATCTAAAGCCATATTTCCATAATTAAAAGCACCACTTAATTGGTCGCTCATGGTTAAATCTACAGGAAATCCAGTTGTTACAGTATTTCCAGCACTTGTAGGTGTTGCAACCGTAGGACTAAACACACTAGTACCAGTAGTAGGTGGTTTATTAGGTCTGCGGATTGCTATGTAGATGTAATTTGCAGAACTAGGCCCATATCCAGACCATGTTACATTAAATCCTGTTGCTGTTGGATACCAATAATTTCCAGATATAGTTGCTTCAGCGGTGGGATTATTTGAATATAATGTATTAAAAAATGTTTGGCTCCATCCCTTCATTACATCTAACACATACCAGTTTCCTATACCATCTGCTCGTTTTGCTAAAATATATTGTGGTTCCCAACCAAGATTTACAGTTGCATTACCACTTCCATCAGTAGTAAAATAATTACAAGCAATAGCACTATCGGTTCCTGTTGTGCCAAATCCACCAGCTTGGTCAGCAAATATGTAGGCTATGTAAGTTTGCCCTGAAGCATTAACTGTAGTGTCTGTTCCAACGGTAAATTGTGTAGATGTAGGCGCTGTGTTATTCCACCATGCAGAATTAGCTACTTGAGCATCAGTAGTATTTAAAACTGCATAATAATTTTGTGCATTTGTGCCGCCATTTAAACCCTTATGATAAACAGCCCAATTTGCCGTATTAGATGTATCTTTAACAATCATCATTCCAGGAGTTGAGCCAAGTGAATGGGCAATATTTCTAACTGAGCCATTACCAGTATATTGAACTACATCAAAAAACTTAGGTTGTTTACGGAATGTCCAAGAAGCGTAATTTTGAGAGCCGTTATTAAATTGATTTGAACTTGTAGGGACATTTAATGTAAACCCATTATTATTAAATGAATTAATATCTCCAGCGCAAGGTCCTTGTGCAGAATTTGTATTTGTATTTAAATATTGATTTAATCCCCTTATTGTGTCAATAATAGTTGGATAATAAAAGTTGGTTCTTGATTTAAACCATACCATTCCACCATTATCAGCTAGGTCTATTCCATTATTAATAGATTGTGTTGCGCCTGTACCTGCATATAAATAAGTAGAAAATACATCATCTACCCATACTGGTGGGCTACCAGCACCGATAGCAGACATCAATAGGTCACGAACTGGCATTAGGCCATTGCCTTTCCTAGAACAAAGCTTTCCCAAGTTGTTCCGCCATCAATAGTATAAAAACCTAATACATCTACGCCTGATGATGTAAGTGTAGGAGCAGTACCGCCAGCCCATTTAACTCCTGAAAACCAGTTTACTGTGGCTGAACCACCATTAGTTAATTGCAAAATAAAGCTGTTTACAGTACCGCTAGATGAAGCATTGCTAATAGTAAAAGTAGTTGTACCACTTATAGTTTTAGTGAAATAGTTGCCTGTTGACAAATCAATAGCAGAAGCAGAAATAGCAGTAGAAGTTTCTGTATATTCTGTTGCTTTTGCTACAGTAAAAGTTCCTGTGCTAGGAGTTGTTGCGCCTACAGTACCATTTAAAGCCCCACTAAACGCAGAAGTCAAAATGCCTGTAGAAGGGTTAAATTGCAGTTTAGTAGATGAAGTATATTCACCTGTAATTGTGCCGCTAGTTGCGCTTGTAAATGTTAAATAACGAGTCGCATTAGTCGATGTATCGTCAGTAATGGTGATACCTGATGTAATCGTAGTCCAAGTAGGAGCAGAAGCACCATTACTTGTAAGAACTTGACCAGTTGTTCCAGCAGCAGTAATTGCTAAAGCAGAGCCACTTGAATAAACTGCGCCACCAGCTACAGCAGTCAAACTAGCATT